GTGCGCCAAGGTGACGACAAAATGAAGATCGAGTTTAAGACCAAGCGCGAGGCGCGGCCGTGGATTGTCGAGAAGAAAGTCGTCAACCTCTTCGTGCAGGCGAGCGACTACACCGTCGCCCAGTTCAGCAACGGCGAGGCAATCGACGGCGAGGTGATTCGCTTCATGGCCGTGGACCGGCAGCAGGACCATTGGTGGGTCGAGATCGGCGCGTTTAGCTCGGCGACCGGACCGACCTACCGGCAGCTCTATTTCGGGCGCGTCGAGACGCGGGACCAACTGCGGCAGTTGCAGCACCGTTACAAGGTGCAGGATTCATGCGTTGCCCAAGATCGCGGCTACCGACCCGCCGACGTTGATCGGGATTGCGCGGACTTCGGCTGGCGCGGGATGCGCGGATACGCTCGAAAGACGTGGACGATGAGGGACGAGGCGACCGACAAGCTCATTAACTTCCCGTTCAGCGAACCGCGAGTGAGCGACTACCGGGGCGGCGACGTGTTCTACTACGACTGGAGCGGCGACTATTTCAAGGACCTGCTCGCGAACGCGCTGGAAGCCAAGGGCGATTTGAAATGGCTCCTGCCGGCCGACGTCAATCCGCTGTATCTGGAGCATCTCAAGGGCGAGTCCAAGGTCGAGATCCGCACCGGCGTTTGGGAATGGCGTGAGGTGAAGAGCAACGCGCCGAATCACGGTCTGGATACCTCGGCGATGCTGCTTTGCATGGCGACGATTGCGAACGTGATTCGCTACGCGCCGCCGAAGGACTGAGTTTGTGGGGAAAAGGCGGCAATGACCCACAAACTCCAGAGTTTCCCTAGGGATAAGCGTTTGAGAATTACTTCCCCTTTTATCACCCAGCAATAAAGGGGGAAACTAAAGAAGGGCCGGTTTGACGTTTCGAGCAGTGGTATGCTCGACAACCCATTTCTCGGACTGGACACCGCGACGCTGACGGCGCTCAAGACCAAGACGATTGACGCAATACAGGCGGTGCTGCTCAACCAGAGCTATTCGTTGAACGGCAAGAGCGTGAGCCGGGCGGACTTGAACGCGCTCAACAACATGCTCGGCAACTTACAGGACGCATTGACCGACGCGGCCGGAACGTCAACGGATACGACCTTCGTCAGCTTCACCGGCAACTAATCACACATGAGCACCGACTTTTTCGACGCGTCAAAACTGGTCGCGCAAAAACCTTGGATTGACCGGGCGCTTGAAAACATCGCGCCGACATGGGCGCTCAAGCGTCTCGAAGCTCGCGTGCAGAAGTCGCTTTTCGAGTATAACGCGGCGCGGACAAACCGGATGTATTCTCCCAAGCAATACACGCAGCCGGCCGAGAGTTCGCAGAATCAGCGGGACCGCGTGGTCATGATGTATGAGGCGCGGGACTTGGTTGACAATTTTCCCGAGGCTCGGGAAATCTCGCGCAAATTCGGACTCTACCTGACGCCGCACGAATACTCACCGACGACCGGCGATCGGGACTACAACCAGATCGTCTCGGACTATTTCCACGCGTGGTGCAAAAACTGCGACGTCACAAACCGGCACAGCTTCAAGAAGCTTGTGCAGCTCGCGGCCGAGGAACGACCGATTGACGGCGACTGCGGTTTCGTCATCCGGCGCAGCGGCGAGGGACTCAAACTCCAACTCGTGCCGGCAACGCGCATCGGCAATCCGAACGAGACGGCCGTCGCCTCAAATAATTACTACCAAGGCATCATTACGAACGACTTCGGCCAGCCGGTGGCGTATCGCATTTTCCGACTCACGCGTGACGGCGTTTACTTCGGCGCCGAGGACATCCCAGCGAATCAGTTCTGCCATTATTTCGATCCAAATCGCAGCGACCAATACCGAGGCGTGTCGGATCTGGCGAGCGGGATTCAGACGGCGCGGATGCTGCACGAAATCTTGCAGGCCGAAAAGGCCGGCGTGCGTTTCTCGTCGCAGCAGGCGGCGCTGATCTTCAACGACCGCGGGACCGCCAACCCGCGCAACCTTTTCCAGCCGAATCCGACGATGGGTTTGCCGAGCGGACAGACACAGAAAAACGAGCTGACCGAGGTCGGCATGATTCGATATTTCCAGAACAGCGACCGCGTCGAGGTCATGCCGTCGAGGCCGTCTCAGGCGTTCACCGGATTCGTGCAGCACTTAATGCACGAGATAAGTCTCTCGGTGGGTATTCCTGAGGGAGTGTTGTTCGGCACAAGCGACTTTCGCGGACCGAGCGTTCGGGCGGAGTTTGCAGCAGCTGACCGCGTGTTCACCCGGCAGCAGGGCGTTTTGGTCGACAAGGTTCTCGACCCGATCAAGGACGCCGTGATTCTCGACGCCATCGCACGCGGCGAGATCGCACCGCCTCCGCTGCTCGCGGGCGAGACGATGGTTCAAGCTCTGCGCCGGGCAACCAAGGGCGAGTGGCGGTTCCCGGCCAAGCTATCAATCGACGTGGGCCGCGAGTCAGCGGCGAACATGAACGAGAATCGGCAGGGCGCGAAGTCGCTGCAAGAGATCGCGGCCGAGGAAGGCACCGACGCTTTCTCGCGGCTCGAACAGATCGCAATTGAAGCCGGATTTGTGAAGGAATTGGCGGTGAAATACGGCGTGCCGGAGACGGCGATTCGCCTCACGACGACCTCACTCCCGAGCACGCCAGCGGCCGCAGCCGCAGCGGGCGACGCCGTCGGTGCAAGCGCAGCAGAAGCGCAGGCGGCCAGCGTTGCAGCGGCACCGGCCGCAATCGAGCCGGTCGAGCAGATCCAGAACGACTCAAACCTCGTCACGATCAACTTCGCCGACGGCTCCTATATTCCGACCGACGCGATGGCGGACAACGCACGGCGCGCACTTGAGATCCGCGAGAAGAAGCCGATGTCACAGCGCGGCATGACGAGCGTCGGCATCGCCCGGGCGCGTGACCTTATGAACAAGCGGCCGATGTCCGAGGACACCGTGCGGCGGATGAAAGCCTTTTTCGACCGGCACGAAGTGGACAAGCAGGGCGAGACCTGGGACGAGCAAGGCAAGGGATACCAGGCTTGGATGGGCTGGGGCGGGGACGAGGGCTATTCTTGGAGCACAGCCATCGTCGAGCGGCTGAACAAGCAGGCGGAGAAAAAAGACCTCTCGGTCGCGGCCGCAGAAGTGCAGCATCAGTTTTCGCGCAACACGCCGCTCGCAGCCGAGGACTGGCTGGACGCGGTGCAGAAATACCGGGCGAAGCAGATGACGACGATTCAAGAGACGAAGCAGAGCGTCACCGGTGACCAAAGCATCATCGAGCTGAGCAAACCGAAGCGCAAAAAATAATTCCCATGATCCACACCCAGACCGAAATCGATAACCTCGTTGAACTCGCGATCATCCAGCGCGCCGAGCTGAAGAAGCTCGTTGATTCTTTGCCACAGTTGCGGGACCACCTTTCGTCCGAGATCGAGCGAAACCTCGAAGAGATCGAGCCGGCGATCCGCAGCGAGCTGGAGCAGCTCGTTATCGCCCGCGCACAGGACGCGCACGCGCAATCCAGCGCGGCGCTGACCGCGAAGGTTGACGAACTCGGGAAGGCTTTGGAAGTCACGACGGCGGCGCGTTACTCGGTGCTTATGTCCGAGCGCGAGCAGAACGCGACCTTGTTGGCGCAGGCCGAGGCACGGATCGCAGAAGCGGCATCGGCTTTGCCGAGCGCAGTGAAGAGCATCGTCACCGACGAACTCTCGCGCTTTCCGCGTGCCGGCGAGATCGACCAACTGCGGAAGGAATTCGCTGAGCCGAAGGGACTGAACCCTCGCGGCAAGTGGTCGCCCGACGAGACGTATCAGCGGCTGGACCTCGTGACGATCAACGGCGATTCGTTCGTCTCGAACATCGACGGCAATCGCGAGCGGCCGAGCCGGAGCGCGGCGGACTGGACGCTCAACGCGGCACGCGGCAACAGTGGCGGCGGCGGCGGAGTGACTTCGATCACCGACCTTTTGCCGATCCCAAGCAGCGGGCAAATCCTCGGCAGCGAAGGGCCGAACTACGTTCCCAAGAACCTCGTCGCCGGCGCGAATATCACGATCACCGAGACGCCGACTCAAATCACGATTATTGGCACCGAGGGACAGATCGAGCTTACCGACGGAACCGAAGCGGCTCCGTCGCTGTTCTTCGTCAGCGACACTAACACCGGCATGTATCGCCCGGCCGCAGACACGGTCGGAATTGTCGGTGGCGGTCACGACATCCTGCGCCTGACCGACGTGGCGAGCGCGACGGATTACATTGAGATTAAGAACGGGACAGGCGTCGGCAACCCGCTGCACGTTCTGGCCGAGGGCGCGAGCGCGAACATCGGCGTGCATTTGCAGCCGAAGGGCACCGGGCTTTTCACGATCAGCGACGGCACGGATTTCAACAAGGGAATCCGCTTTCGCAGTTCGTCCAGCGCCGCAAGCGCGGTGACGCTGATTGACGCCGTCTCGACGGCCGGCCGCGTCGTCACTCTTCCCGACGCAACCGACACTCTCGTCGGACGTGCGACCACGGACACGCTGAGCAACAAGACCATGATTGCGCCGGCGCTCGGGACTCCGACCGCGCTGGTCGGCACGAACATCACCGGCACGGCGGCAGGCCTGACGGCGGGCAACGTGACCACAAACGCGAACCTGACCGGCGACGTGACGAGCGTCGGCAACGCCACGAGCATCGCGGCGGGCGTCATCATTGACGCGGACATCAACGCGAGCGCGGCTATCGCAGACACGAAGCTCGCGACGATCAGCACGGCGGGCAAAGTCAGCAACTCGGCAACGACTGCGACCTCGGCAAACACCGCCTCGGCAATCGTCGCACGCGACGCCAGCGGCAACTTCACCGCCGGCACCATCACGGCGAATCTCACCGGCAACGTCAGCGGCTCGTCTGGCAGCACGACCGGCAACGCGGCCACGGCCACGGCTCTGGCGACCGGGCGCACGATTTCTATCACTGGCGATCTCGCCTATACCTCACCGAGCTTCGACGGCACCGGCAACGTCACGGCGGCGGGCACGCTTGCGACCGTGGCAAGCGCTGGAACGACGGGCAGCTCAACCGCGATTCCAATCGTCACGATCAACGCCAAAGGCCTGACGACTTCAATCACGACGGCTGCGGTCATTGCGCCGGCCGGAACGCTCTCGGGCACTACGCTCGCAGCCGGCGTCACCGCCTCCTCGCTGACCTCGCTCGGGACGATTGCGAGCCTCACCGCAACAGCCGGCACCGTTGCCAACGCTCCGAGCGGTTCGACCGACATCGCAAACAAGCTTTACGTGGACACCGTCGCGCAAGGACTCGACGCGAAAGCTTCGTGCGTCGCAGCCACGACGGCGGACATCACGCTGAGCGGAGCGCAGACAATCGACGGCGTGAGCATCGTCGCGGGAAATCGCGTGCTGGTCAAAAATCAGAGCCTTTCGCAGAACAACGGAATTTATCTCTGCGCATCGGGATCGTGGACGCGCACGACGGACGCGAACACGTGGGACGCGCTAACCTCGGCTTTTACGTTTATCGAGCAGGGCACGACGAACGCCGATTGCGGTTTCGTCTGCACAGCGAACGCAGGCGGCACGCTTGGAACGACCGCTCTGCCGTGGTCGCAGTTCTCGGGTGCAGGCACATTTACCGCCGGCACCGGGCTGACGCTCACCGGCTCGGTCTTTTCGCTCACCTCGCCCGTCGCAGTCGCGAACGGCGGCACCGGGCTGACGAGTCTCGGCTCCGGCGTTGCGACGTTCCTCGGGACGCCGTCGAGCGCAAATCTTGCTGCGGCGGTCAGCGACGAAACGGGATCGGGCGCGCTGGTGTTCGCTTCCAGCCCAACCCTCGTGACGCCAATCCTCGGCACGCCTCAAAGCGGCACGGTCACGAACCTAACGGGCACGGCCTCAATCAATATTAACGGCACGGTTGGCGCAACGACCCCGACCACCGCCGTCTTCACGAGCCTGACCGTAAACGACAACACGACCCTCGGCAGCAGCAACTCGGACACGGTGAATTTCAACGCTCGCGTGGCGTCTGACATCGACCCAGCAACTGACAACCAGTACGACCTTGGAAGAACAGGGCATGAGTGGCGCGACCTACACATCGACGGCACGGCCAACATTGACTCGCTCGTGGCGGACACGGCGGACATCAACGGCGGGACGATTGACGGGACGGCCATCGGTGGCAGCACGGCAGCAACGGGCGCGTTTACGACGTTGAGCGCGAGCACCTCTGCATCGTTTAGCGGTGCTGGCCTGCCTTACGCCGCAAACAGTCTGATGTTGCGTAACAACGGCACAGGTGATTCCCAGCTTTGGGCACTTGGTCCGAACACTAGCACTAACGGCACGATGACCTTTGTGACGGCAGACTCGGATGGTTCCGCTACGGCGACCGTCGCAACGCTCACCTCCACCGGCCTAAACTCCACGGCCATCGGAACGACGACGCCGAGCACGGGAGCGTTTACGACGGTGAGCGCGACGGGTCAAATCGAATCAAAAAGTGGCACGTCTGCAGACAGAACAAAACTTTATTCCGTAGGCACAAAATCAACAATTCAATTTGGCTCACCCGCAGAAACAATTACGGCGTGGCAATATGACCGCAGCACGGGTTTTTTGAATCTCTTAACGGGCACCGAGGCAGCGCCATCAACCGTTCTGTCCAGTTTTAGCACCATCGGCCTAGGCGTTGGGACGG